TATTACTACTATGAATTTGGAACTCGCGAAGTTCGAGATGAAGGCTATCAGTTTTCGCCCCGATGAAAACAAGGGCCCAGTCATCGTTCTCATTGGACGTCGTGATACCGGTAAAAGTTTCCTCGTTCAGGACTTGATGTTTCATCATCAGGATATTCCCATCGGGACAGTCATCTCCGGGACGGAGGCCGGCAACGGATTCTTCGCGGCCCATGTCCCAAAACTATTCATCCATGACGCTTATAATACGGCCATCATTGAGAATATTCTCAAGCGCCAAAAGGCTGTCCTAAAGCAGGTCAAAAAGGAACAGGATATGTATAAGAAGTCATCCATTGACCCGAGGACATTCGTTGTATTGGATGATTGCCTGTATGATAACAAATGGACGAAGGACGTGATGATGCGCCTCCTATTTATGAACGGACGTCATTGGAAGGTCATGTTAGTCATCACAATGCAATATCCCCTTGGTATCCCTCCAAATCTCCGCACGAATATCGACTACGTTTTTATCCTCCGTGAACCATATATTGCGAATCGTAAGCGAATCTACGACAATTATGCGGGTATGTTCCCCACTTTTGAGAGCTTTTGTCAGGTGATGGACCAGTGTACCGAGAATTATGAGTGTTTGGTCATCAATAACAACGCGAAATCCAACAAATTACAGGACCAAATCTTCTGGTATAAGGCACAACAGCACGGGCCATTCAAGCTCGGCAGTAAGGAATTCTGGGAAATCTCCAAGAATCTCGGTTCCGACGACGAAGGAGAGCAGTCGTATGACCCTAATGCTGCGAAAAGTGGCAAGGGACCGAAGATAAATGTGAAGAAGAGCAAGTGGTGATGGAAAGCGCTCTCGCCATCGTGAGAGCGGTTTGCCAAATTGAGAAGCTGTTATACAGATTTAGCATTTAATAGAAACCGCTTTTGTTGCAACAAAAGCGGTTTGACAAAATTAGCAATTTAATAATAATTAGTTGCTTTTGTTAATGAAAAGCAACTAATCAGTATGAACCGCTTTCATAAAAAGCGGTTTATAAACCTAAAGCGAATACAACTTAAAGACATCCGTATATACATAGTATAACATACGCTCATAACGATGTCCTCCGCTTCTTCTGCCTGCGCCGCATCTTCCGCGACTCTAAATATTGTCGACCTTATCGAAAAGAATCCGATTACAAAGTTGTCTCAAAAATATAATAATTTTCTTCTAGAAAAACTCCAAAAAAACTTCAACACATTCGAGCAACAGTTGTTTGTTGCTAGTTTTTATTGTTATCTGAATTTTGATAAGAATACTGATTTTGTTGTTGATTTGGACGATGTATGGAAATGGTTGGGTTTCGCACAGAAAATAAACGTTAGAACATTGCTTGAAAAAAACTTCAAACTCAACGTAGATTATACTGTCTCCTTTCCTGAATTTAAAAAATCAGAACAACCAGAAAACGTGTCAGGTGGTAGTGATGAAGAACAACCAACTGAATCAACCATTCCATCTAAATCCAAAAACGGCGGTCAAAATAAACAAACCATAAAACTCACCATCCGATGCTTCAAATCACTATGCTTGAAAGCACAAACGGTTAAGGCTAATGAAATACACGACTATTATATGAAAATGGAAGAAACCCTTCACCAAATCCTTGACACCGAGACCAGTGAACTCCGCGCGCAACTCGAACAAAAGAACGAAGTAATCAGCACCCTCAACCAAGCCACCATCACCCTCACCCAAGAAAAGAAACGCGCAATTGAACAAACCCTTATCAGCCAATTTCCAGTGAATACTCAAACAATTTACTTCGGCACCATCGACAACACCAACGCCGACAACGAGAAACTCATCAAGTTCGGACAGACCAACGACCTCTCCACTCGTGTCGCAGACCATCATAAGAAATACACCAATTTCATACTCGCGGCCGCATTTCGTGTCACCAACAGGTCTGAAATTGAGAACCACATCAAATCGCATCCCAAAATCAAGCGCCAACTTCGCACGATTGAAGTCGCAGGTAAAAACAAAACCGAAATCATCGCATATGATAGCACCAATTTCACAATTAGTCGCTTGACAAAGCACGTCGAAGACATCATTCACGCACGAATGTACAATGTGGAAAATTTTAACCGTCTCCTTCAACGCAATCAAGAATTAGAGGCCGAGAACGCAAAACTCGCGAGCGACCTTGAATCAAAAAACAAGGCCATCCACGACCTCACACTTGCGAACAATGAACTCCGCGAGAAGACCGCGCAACAATCGCAGGCACTTCAAGTCGTCGCGACTGAGAATGAATCCCCCTTCACTCAACACGTTCTTCTCCCCGATAATGAACTCACACAAAAGTTCGACGAATTCGTCGCAACCTGCTGTATTGTGCGCCCCGATGTGGAAGAGGAATCCGTGAACCTTGAAGGGCGTTTTCGTCTTTGGTCGCACACGAAACCCGCAAAAGAAACCTTCCACGCATTGAAACATTATATGGACGTCAAATTCAAACCCAAACGTATTGACCGTATTCACGGTTATCAGGGTATCAAATTGAAGACAGTAGAATACAAGAAGGTCATCGCAACCGAAGCCGAAAACCCAGCACAATTCAGTGTGGAAACCTTTATTTTTCAGTGCTGCCAATTCTCCGACCGTGGCAAAATCCTGAATTCAACACTCCTGAAAGAGTATCAGCAATGGAAAATCTCGGTTGGACAGACCCCAAGTGAAACCGATTTGAAGAACCTGAAGACGTATTTAAATGCGTGCCATAACGCATTGAAGGCGACGATTTGGGTTGAAACCGCGAATGAAGGCTATTACGGTCTCTCTCTGAAAGAGAGTTATTATTCCCTCAAACAAAACGCGGTCCAAGAACAAGGCGGAAATCCAATCATCGGCGTCCAACTTTCAACCACAGGCAAGAAGGTGGAAAAGCGGTTGGTAAATTCCAATCAAATCCTCAAAACGTGGAATACCATCGCGAAAGCCGCCACGGATGAAGGGTTCTCCACCGCCAAAATGAGTCGCAGCGTCAAAGACAAAACAGTCTTCAAGGATTATTATTACTGTGTCGCACAATCCGTCTAGGTAACGAATTCACACGACCAGTAATAATATCATTATAATATCTTGGACTATAATCTCCGGATTATAATCTTATGTTTTATTATAACACATTTGAATGAGAACTCTCCAATTTACGAACCCTACAACGGTGTCTTCTACCGATTTTTCTGCTGTATCTGCTCAAGCAAAGAATTCATCTCTTAGTTTTGGTGGTGGCTACAGCCAGTCGAGTGGTTGGAACGCCAATGTTACATTTACCAAGAAATGGTAGATAAGCGTATGTGACATTATTATTACTTCAGTAGTAATAATGACCTTTGTTTTCATTTAGAATATTCAAATACTAATCAACGTCCTTCGCTCCCGCCGAGGACAAACGCGACAACCCGTGGTCGCTATTCTTATCCATCACGACATCCTCGCTCTCAAACAGCTCCTTGCGCATCTCTTCTACTGTCATCGTCACTGACGCGGTCTCATCACCAGCATTCCAAATACCGCCACCGACACCTTCACCCGCGGCGCCCTCGCTCGCATCTCCCGCGATGTCCTTCGGCTTCGCATCCACCAATGTCTCACCGTCCTTCGCCAACATCTGGGTCAATTTATTCCCGCTCTCCTTCGCCAACTTCATATTCTCCTGAATCGCCTTCGCCTTCGTCTCCTTGACACGCTTCTCAAACTCGGTCTTGGCCTGCTCCTCGTTCTTCTTCTTCTCCATCATAAGCTGATTCAACGTCTCCTCCATATACTCTACCCGACCAGTCTTATACGCCTCTGGGTGAAAGGGAACCCACAACCCGACAGGTCCGACAAATACGTCGTGGTTCGGGTCCACCTCACGCAACATCTGACAACGCAACTCGGCCTCCTTCTGTGAACCGAACACGCCGCGCACTTTCAAACCACGCACGGTTGTCTGGAAATTGTGCTTCTCGTTGAATTCGGCATCAAGGTCGTCCTCGTGCTTGTCCAGGAACGTCTTATACTCGTCATAGATGTTCGTCTTCTGAAGCGTTTCCTTCTCTTCTTTAGCAAACTCCTGAAAATCCGCAGTCAATTTATCAAAATTCACGTGGTGCTTAAATGAAACAAAATTAAGAAACTGGACAAACTTCTCCATTGACTTTTGATAGTCCCAGTAATGAAGAAACTTCTCAAAAAAGAAATGGTCCTTCTGCTTCAAAATGTGTTCTGGTGACACGAAGGACAGACACGCGAACTTCTGCCCCGCGATGGGCTTGTCTTCTTCTAACAAATCAATATATTTAGGATTAACAACACCGGTATTGGTGTGCTTGAGTTCAACGCCGGAAGGGGGTAGTGGTGTGGACATCGCGAAATGGAATGGAATAATGGAATGGAATAATGGAATGTATAATATACTACATTATAGTTGTTTAAGTGATTTAACGCACAACTTGTTGTAAATATTAATTTCTTAACGTTATTTATAATAAATAATCAAAATGTCTGGAGTTTTTGATTTAGGCGAACTCGTGAAGAGAACCATTAAATATTTGGTGGAGGGTATTATGGTGGCTATCGCCGCTTACGCCATTCCCAAGCGCAGTTTGTCGTTTGATGAGGTCGCGTTGATTGCCCTGACCGCTGCCGCTACCTTCAGCATCTTGGACACCTATGTTCCCAGTTTGGCTGTTTCCGCCAGGACTGGTGCCGGCTTCGGTATCGGCGCCAACCTCGTCGGCTTCCCTACCCCTCTCCGCGTCTAAATACAACGCGTGATTCCGGATTCCATTCCATTCCATTCCATTCCATTCCATTCCATTATTCCACCTCCCGTAATATATGCTTCAACTAGTATATATTACAGCAATGATTGTTTTACCAAAACTAAATGAACTTCGTTCGTGGGTCGGATTCCCTCCGCCAAAAAAAGAAAGCGGAGCCGTCACCGAACTGCGTGAACGGTTCAATGCGTATTATTATCATATTGTGGAACGCGACCCCGACCGTTTCCGTATTTTAGTGGCTTTAGCCATTGTGTATGTTATCGTTCTCCTCGTCCAAACCACGCGGTATTATTGGTGGTATCCGTCGTTCAATCTCACACTACCCGGGTTCGGTAAGGCATTCCCAGACGGTCGCGCCGAAATCCGCATCGTCGTGACCGAATATATTATGAAGCGAATGCCGAGTGATGTCGCATTCTTCCGACTTACGGATATGAACCCCGCCGCAGCGTTTAGCCCGATTATTACACCCGACGAAATGTCCGTCACGGAAATGGACCACCTTATGACAAACACCCGCGTCATCTTTATAACGAAAATGCTGAAATGGTTTTATAATCGCGCCCGTCCCGCACAAATCGCACCAGAACTCATCAATGAAGCGAAT